GTCCAGATCTTTAAAGAATACCGTGTTTAGGCGACGATATTGTCATTGCCGATACCTTAGTAGCAGAGGAGTATTTAACCATTTGTCAAGACTTGGATATTCCTATTTCATTAACAAAAAGTATAGTCTCCCCCTTCAAACCACAAGGGTAAGGAGGGGTGGAGGCTATTTCAATTTGCTAATCAAATAGTGTTAGGACCGGAGAATGTTTCTCCTTTATCCTTTAGAGAAGAAATATCTTCATCTACCTTTTCCGCTAGACTAGAACTAGTAACTAGACTAGTGGGGAGGGGGTGAAGCAGTCCTAATTTGAGTTTTACCTCAAAGCACTCGTCCCAATTCATTGGAGACGAGTACAGCACGCCATGAGTCTTGGTCTTAGACCATTATTCATGGATGCCTTACTCCCTTTACTGCTAAGTCCTATGACTAAAAACATAGGTATAACAGGGTTAAGCAAGTATTTTGCATGGTTCCAGGTTTTATCCGGATCATACAATTTTGCTAACTTATTAAATCATAAGTTTTGGGATTCTGATAAGCATGCTTCTTCTAAAGAGAAGTGTGTAGCCTTCTTATCTGAACGGGCTAGGGGTATCTACAGAGATATCCTTACCCAGCAAGATTGGGGTAATTTAGAAGGGGAAACTAAGAAAATTTTGATTTTCTTACTTTCCCTCCCAAATTCTTGAATGGTACGCTCCTTTTTGTGAGGATTATATGACAAAGACTCCCTTCACCGACGAATGTCCAGATTTAGTGTCTCTGGAAAAAGAAGGTGAAGGCGCGCTTTCTGGTTTATCTTGTCCCAGTCAAGCGTTCTTTTGGAATCCGGATAAGGATATTACAGACTCTGGGGTAGAGCCTAAATATCCTTTATCTAAGGATTCTGAGGAATTTAAGGCTTGGACAATATATTGGGAGTCTGCCATTCCGATTCTCTCCCCCATAAGGATGGGAAGAGGAAGACTATAGGAGTTAATCTAACCAATTTTCCTATAGTTAGGGAGGCTCTCAGTGATTATTTAATCACTCTGAAAGAAACCATCTCTCCACTTCCCAAGATGCCGGCAAAACGAAAAGCCCGGGAACATGATTATGTTACCGATATTTTTGTTTTCTCGGTACCTAAAGGGGAGGCACAGCCTAGAGGATCATGGATCCCTAGAGCTGATGCCATTCCCTGAGGGAAGGTATTT